TTCATGGTGCGTCCGCCTCATATTCGTCAGCCATGCCGACTGTTGTTTGTGATGCCGTTGATTTGACCGCAGCAACAACATCCGCATCAAAATAGTCACTGGTTGTCATCGTGCTTCTGCGCAGCGGCTGTCGCATTGACGTAACGATCATTTCCGCCCCGTCGTTTTTGATAACGGCAACTGCTGATTCCTGGGCCACAACGGGCGAATACTTATCTTTGTGCGGAAGCTCAAGACCTCCGTCATTGGTTCCGATTGCTTGCCCGTACTCTGTCAGCCAGGCAACCTTGTCTTCTTTGAATCGGATCGCTGAGTTGGCTACTGCGCCTACGTCGTATATTTCTCGCAGGCTTGTCTCGATTGTTTCAGGATTTGACAGAAGGTAGGTTCGACTTGTTGTAGTGATAAATACCCCGGCTTCCACGCCAATCATGTTTGTCACCCTGACAGGAAACTGAAAAAATCCTGTTGCCATATCAAAAAGGTGTATTCGCATAGGCTGCGATACCCACACGACGTTATCTTTTGCCGCCAGAACAATACCCTTATAACTGCAGAGAATGTCAGCCGCAGGAGGAAGACTGCGCATGAATTTTGAATCAAGCGCCAGCGAATTGGCCCGAACATTCATCAGCTGAAAATCGCTGTACTCCGTGAATTCTCGCTGTAAATACATCGATGAAGAATTAACTGGAGACACATACAGCCGCGCCTTGCATCCTTCCGGAATTGGCGTGCTGAAGCTGCTGAACAGAATCCCCTTGTGCGCTGCGTCAAGAGTTATCTGGCTTACGATTACCGCGCCACTTTCTTCTCCAAGCGAATTCACGAATGTCATGGAGTATTTGTAGATGCCAGGATCCATGTTGCCGACACTGACCCTTGTGGCCAATGGCTTTTGGTATGACATCGGGACTCCCCACTGCCGCACCTCTCCATCTTTCATTCGCCAGGCATCGCCATTGCTCATTGATATAAGCATTTCATCGTTGTGGATGCATGTCGCCATGCGAACAGTGTGCGCAACCGTACTTATTTCTGAGCTGATGCCGTTTGCAAGACTTTGCTTGATCAGCTTTCCGCATACTGTTGGCGTAATCTGGCGCTCCAGTACCATCAGATGATCTTTGTGACCAGCTATCTGTACCGCTGTGTTGCCATCCGTGACGAGATTTACTGCCTTTTCAAATCCAGATCGGCTTATGATCCGTCCGCACGCCATCACATCGATGTTCACGCCCTCGCAAAACGAGGATCCACCATCGGTTTTAATAATGCGCGCCCTGTCGTTTCTGTTATCAGCTCCGCCAGACCAGTTATCTATCCTGGTGACCGTACTCACAGACCACCGTACCTAACCGATCTCGGCTTATGGTCGCGCCTTTGAAGCTCTGCAGATGCCTGCATGCAGTACGCATGGAATCCATTGTAGAAATCATCGGCCCTGGCCTGATTGAACGTCTCAGCATCCATTTTCATATGGGCCAGATAACCCATCCACAGCAAAAGAGCATTGTGGTGAATACTCTGGATCTCAAATTCGACATTGTTTTCATCAATGTTAGTCAATGGAAGACGAGACACTGACAGCTTTATAGTGTCAGCTTCCAGCGCCTCTGGAATAATTCTAAGAGTAGAGGCATCCATGCCTACAACCAGGCTCTGTGTTTTGCCTGGCGCGTCCGTCAGTGATGATTCGCAACCTGCAAGCTCATTGTTGTTGACGATGTTTACTTTCTGATCGTCGCTAACTCGATAAGCTCTTATGATTTTCAGGATCCTGTCGCTATACGGGACAGTGGTATCACCTTCCGATATTGCGAGTGTGGTTATTGCCGAGGATGAATCAGGAATGCCGCCAGTTAGCCTGCAAAACATCTTCTGCGCTTCATCCGCATACTCATAGACCTCCTCTGTTGACCACAAAGGCGGATCTGAAAGATCGCGGAATCTGCTGCGGAATCTGCTAACCAGCTCAGTGGCATTCATTATTCTGCATTCTCGCTGCTAACGATCATCCATGCAGACATCATTTCCTCTCGATCAATGCCGAGGCCCACCAGTTCGCGAACCTTTCCGATTTTTGGCTGTCCGCTCTGGGTGAAATCATCCGGATTGCCGCTTTCTATCATTTCGCGCAGTGCGCTGATGATTGCATCAGCTCTTCCGATTTCAGTCTGTCCGTCCGGCGATGACGCAGTAAGGCTATCTTCAAGGCCTTCGACAATTGCGCCTGCCATCAATGCCTCGCGATGGAACATTGGATGCAGTTCTTCATACCGACCAGCAAACACTGTTCCGGAATAGCCATTGTCCAGATTGATCTGGATGTCTTCATTTGTTGGAGACGTAAATTTCATCTTTCATTACCTCTTCGTTCATGTTGAATCTTCCGCTGATAGTATCTTTCCATTAGAGACAGCTTTGAAAATGCGTCTTTGTACGCCAGTTTGCAGCCCTTATCTTTGTTGAAAGACTCGGATACTGTGCAGACGGTTTGCCCTGTTACAACAAAACCGCAAACCAGCTCAATAATGCAAAACGTCAATGACCCTTCATGCAGGTATTTAACGTCAGCAATTGTTGCTGCTAGTTCGTCTGGCGCAATGCGGCTCATGCTCTACCCTTACTGAGCGTACAAAGAAAAACCCGCACCGATTTCTCGGTACGGGCGCATCCCTTAATCCTGTGTAAAGTCGCCGCTGTCCAGCTGGACGTAGGTAAACTCAACAAGGATCTCCAGTGCAGTTGCATCAGCAGTGCTAGGAGTACGGGTAAGGATCAGATCAGGCGTGCTTGACGTATGCACATAGCCGGTTGGAACCAGCGCTACGCGAGTGCCAGCAGTTGCCTCAAGGTTAATGTCGGCCTTGTACGCTTCCAATGCACCGCTATAACCAACGTCCAGCAAATCGGTTGGAGAGCTGCCGATGTTTGATGCAGTAACAGTGGTGACGGATCCGCCGGTAATCACTGCGCCAATTGGCATTGCGATTTTCAGCGTATTAGCTGTTGATGCGGCAAGGAATTCTGCCAACGTAAATTTACGCACAAACGCCTTTGGGTGCTGACGGTTTGCGCATGCTGCAATTGAATTTGTCATGTCTGTATAACCTCTTACGAGAAAGATTTTCTTTGAACCTGGAAACGAAAGGCGGGGGCTATCCCCCGCCAATCACTCAGCTCAGATAATGGTCGATTGCAAGAACACCGAAGTCCTGAATGCTGCCGTCAATCGCGCTCATAAATTTTGGCTTGATCAGAGACAGCATCTTGTCAACGCCGATTCGGTACTTGCTATTCAGGTCAAACAACTCTTCCGCCCAATCAGGCGGAGTGATGTCAGCCATAGCAAGAGCCTGAGCGCCACACAGCAATGTACGAGTGCCTTCAACGTCAGTACCTGCGCCCCACTTGGTAGCAGTGCCGGTGGTTGAATACACAAGACGATGCTCATGGATAACAACGCCGTCGATGGTGGTGATCGCACCAGTGAAAAACGGATTGTTATTGCCAAGGCCAGACTGGTTCACCGCGTTTTTGAAGTCGGTGTCGTTTTTCAGCTGAGCCAAAGTGCCGGGCTTAACCAAAAGAACGAAATACTCTTTTCCGCCTTTTACGATTGGCTTGATGTAATGGTCACGCGCATACGCAACAGACTGAGTAATCATCTTGTAACTTGCAGTAGATGAAGTTGTCAGAGAGCTGGTGGTATTTGCATTACTTGACAGCGAAGTACCAGTCCATGTGCGGCGACGAGCAGAAGTCGGCGCAGTAGGCTGGAACGCGAGGCCAGGGAACGGGCTGTTTGAACGAGCGGATCCGTCCGGCTTATAGGCATACGAAATACCGGACAAAGACAGCAGGCTCAGTTCGTCAAGGCGCGACTGCAGCCAGTATTGCAGCTGGCCACGCGCTTTATCACGCGCAGACACAGTGCTTTTCTGGTCAGACAATTTACCCTTGTTTTTAACAGCGTGAGAGATCAGGTCAATTGGCAACTCGAAATCATAGATGCTCATTGCCTCTTCGTTGCCTTCGCGCTGGTTGTCACCAATTACGCCGTCGGACAGCAGATCAGCCAACAGGGTGATAATCGCCTTGTCGCCTTTTTCTGTCTTGGTGTAATCAGAGATAACATGGATCATCGAGTTTTCGTCAGATCCCATGAATCGGCTGACAAATGCTTCATTGCGCGCTGGTTGCCACGTCTTGCGCGCCCAATAAGCGCGCTGTTCGCTGGTTTGTGATGCAAAATCTGTTGCGGTCATAGGTAGTGCCTCCGGTCAGAAACGAAAGAAAAAAACGGTTTCTGTGACATATCGCTGTCAACGAGCGGAGACACCTGTGACGTAGGAGAACGGACTGATTACAGTCATCAGCATGCGTTTATTGTCGGCATACAAGACCAGGGTTTTGGCTGGATTGGGCGCGCTCATATCGCACCCGCTCCATGTATTGCTTTTTCTTGCTGCTGTAATTAAATGTCAAGCCTCGCCGCGCAATTTTCTTTCAAGTTCGGGATCCATGTTGTTGAATTCCTTGTCTGACATCTGGCTTACCGGCTTGATTCCGTGCTGCAATGCCCTGTCACCCGCTCCACCATTCATTTTTGGCGGCTGCATTGAAGCCGCTTTTGCATTGCGAACAATTGTTTTTTGCTGATTGCCATTTCTCTGGGTCTGCTGCTGTCCGGCTGGAGCAATGTTTAATCGCTCTGCCACTATTGCAACGGCATTGCTCAGTGCGTCAGCCGGCGATTTCCCTTCCGCCATCAGCTTTTGCATCTGTGTATTTACCGCATCAATGGCGAATGAATCCGCGTTTGGCGAATTAACATCCAGTGCTGGATAGGTTTTTTCGAGAGAAGTAATTACAGAATTGAGATTTTCCGCAGCAATTCTGTCTGATTCCGCCTTTTTCTCTGCCAGGATCTCGTTCTTTGCGGCCTGCTTCGCGTCTTCCAGTATTCGCTTATTGATCTCCAGTCGAAGAGCAACCGCCTCTTCTTCAGCGCCGTCGAGCAGTAATTGATAATGCTTCAACTCCATGTCAGCAATGTCGTGACTTGCTTCTATGGCGGCCTGCTGAGTAGCAGAATCACGCTCTGCAAGCTGACGCTCCAGATCTTTCACGCGCTCATTTACCTCGTGGAATCGCGCATGCGGCACCATAGGGCTGCCGTCGCCAGCAATTTTTTCGAGAATTTCGGCGCTGATGTTTTCGTCATCCTCTTCCTGATCCTCTTCCTCCTGATTATCCTCTTCAGGAAGTTCCTCGCCGCGTAATCGGGCCTCTTCAGCCGGATCCAGTTCCTCGATCTCAAAGCCAAATGCTTTTTCTTGCTGGTCTTGCTGGTCTTGCTCTTGCTGTGTTCCCATCGTCAACGCTCCAGGGGGGGGTGGTTTAATTAACAGGCTTTTGCGACAGCGGCCATTTGCGCTCTCGCCAATTCTTTTGCTGCTGCATAGCGTTTTTTGTCAGATTTGATTTCTTCTGCACGCGCCAATGTTCTCAGATCATCCTCGGCACGCCATTTTTCATCGACCGATATACCTGTTCCTGCCATAGACGGTATTTTTTTATCTTTCACTGCTGGCCTCCATTGATGCCGGTTTGCGGAGTTGCCGTCATCCCTCTATCGGGATTTGGCGGAAATATCGGGTGCGTGTTTTCTGCCATTCCAGCATTTGTCTGAATTGGCGCAGCAGGCGCAGGAATAACGGGCGCTTGATCATGGTCTACATACCCGGCGCTCTTAAGCATTGCATCGGCAAGCGGGGCAATTGCCGGATTCCCTGCTATCAGACTTGCTGCTGTTGTTGCGCTGTACTGTGATTCGACCGATTTAGCTGTTGCCTGGGCGTCCGCATAACGAGCCTGGGCCTGCTTGAGAGCTGCCTCGGCCTCGCGCAGTGGGTCCGGTGGCGGAGCATCGTCTTTCTGTTGTTTCAGCAACTCGCCTTTATCCGCCAGATTCGAATGTTTGATTGCCACCCATCCGGGCAGATCAATTCCAGCCTTCCGCATTTCCATGACCTGTTCAAACTCGCTGTTTTCCCAGGTTACTGTCATTGGCTTTTCTGTGATCACGATGTCATAAGTGCCGGCAGTCATATCATTAGCAACGCTGCCGTCATCCATCTGCTTATTCAGCGTGATTGGCTGGTATTCCGTCTCTCCGGTTTCGCCTTTTTCTGCAATCCTAATCACGCGCTCATCGGTTACATACTTCTGAATTATTTTCAGCGACCTGGAGTAGAGCATGTGACGAGTGCGCGCCATATTGTCGAGCGGAACAGCCAGCTGCTGCTGTGCGATAAACTGTCGGGCCTGTATCGCTACGCCTGACTGATTCTTGCCGGGATCCAGCATAGCCTCGGTGATACCCGTAACGTCCCGTATTGATCGCAGCGACCAGTCTATAAACCTGTCTATCCCGCTCGGAACCTCATTTGGCCTTATTTTCGTCGGTGGTGATGATCCCGTGCGCGTAACAAGGATCAATCCAGTTTCCGCGCCAGAATCTTCCATTTCTGCATCTGTTTTATTGATGATAGATCCCTGCTCGTAGATCCATCCTGAGTTTGCAGACGTATTGATAACGTGCTGGAACTGACTGATAGCCTTGTTTAGCATGTCCTGCGGACTGATGCCGTCATCGATCAGGCCTGCAGTCTGGCCTCTGCGGAAAATCGGGAAAAATGGCACGACGGTAAAATTATCAATCGGCGAATAGCTGTCAAACAGCACAACATCGCGAGTAGAAACGCAACGCTTCACGCGCCTCATCATGCGATTTATCGTCACCCATCCAGCCGCTACCGCCTCTGCATAGTCGTCATCGCTTACGCTGTCCATCGGCGTCATATCACCTTCCGGCGATACAACAACCTTCGTCATTTCATACGTCCAGTATTGCCTGTCAATGATCCGGCAGCGTCGTATGCCGCCCTTGTCTGTGTACGCATTAACGCCAGACTCGTCTCCAAACGAGTTTCGATGCTCGTCATGCAGCGTATCGCCCCAATTGTCAGAGGACTCAAAACGGGCCTCTACTTTAGCTGCTGCTTCCGGCCCGTATGTCTCGCGTATCCAGTCGAGTGTCTGCCATCGCGTAATGATGACAAATCCCCACCTATCAGGATCATACTCAGAAGCATCAGGGTCTGGACGAACATCGAGCGGATCCAGCACATCAATAGACAGCGAACCGGCCAGGTTTTCGTCGAACTGAATATCAACATCAAAATATCCACGCTGCTGAATAGCGCCATCCAGCCAAACCTGCGTCTCTTTCCACTTGTACTGCTCGTTGTCGAGCATTTGCCGCAGCACTTTAGCTTTAATTTCAGCCTGCTCTGAATCTGCCAGGCCGCCCCTGGGGTAGAGTGCGACTTCCATTCTGTTGTTGATTTGATAGCCGGTGGCGACATTAACAGCCGCTTTAAGCTCATTTACCTCGTAACACGGCCTTCCTTCAGACTCCAGCGCAGCGCGAACAGCGGGATCCCATTGTCCGCCTTTGCCCAGGTAATACCGCTCGTTTTTTTTCGCTTGCGCGCAATAATCGCGATGACCTCGCGACTCGGTATATTCGTACCAGCGCCAATTTTCCGCAGCTGCATCACTGCTTATGCCCGGCGTTATGCTTTCCTGAGTAGTCACAACCGCAACGACCTAGATTGGATTTTGCTGGAATGTAGCCCTGCTGTAATTGTTTGCACATAGCAAAATGCACATGACAGTAAAAAAGCGCGGTTTTTATCATGCAGCCTGCGGATTCTTCCTGGCTTTTCTTTGTGTCCTGTGCAGCCTTTCCTGCCAAGGCTCATATCTTTCGCGCTTAGGCATCACAGGCACGGCGAATGTCAGGGCCAGCGCATCAGCCATATCGGGAGACGGGATTCCAGCGCTTCGCATTTTTTCTTTCGATGCAAGTATCATCCGGCGACTGGAGTCGTAACTGTAATCAACCGATGACAGATCGGACATCAGCACAGGATGAGCAGGTATCTCGCACGGGTAATCTTCCAGCCATGCTTTCATTTCCCCGTACATTTCTGCTCGTTTGTTTGCGTACTGATCATTTTTGATTGCGCCCGAGCCAAAACTGATTTTGTAGATATTCCGGTAATGCTGCTCGATCAGCCGGTCTGCCATGCTGTGCGAATTTGTTACATCAATACATACGGCATCAGGATCCAGGCGGTCAATCATCATTGCTATGTGTCCGCACAGCTCCATCGTTGCCAGTTTATGCCGCTGAACCTCGATCACCTTGCGTCCGTGCCTTACCACGATTGCGGTCTGGTCGTCCCCGTACTCGGCGGGATCGACACCAATGATCAACGGCCCCCCTGCTGCAATGGTTTTTGGTCGCGCAGCTTCAGCTACCAGTGTCGGCGGAATCAAAGCGCGCTTGCTTGCGGCCATGAACGCCATTTCAGGTGTTGCCGGATACTCCTGGTTGAATAGTGAAACATCCCCGCCATTTCCGATGATTTTTTTCCTTCTCCATGCCATCTGGCCAAGGGACAGGCCAAATGCATCGGCATACTCGGCCTCATCAGGATCCAAAGCAAACCCTTTCGGCGGATCCACGGAATATCCATCCTCCCAATACCAGGGTATAAAGACGGCCTCATAATCTGATATGCCGCGCACCGCATCCTGCCATAAATTGTAAAACGTATTGCCTATGCCGTTTGCCGTAGACTCAAGATAAACCTCTGTTCCCTCAGCCAGAGGGATCGCCTCGCCGATTCCGGCCATGTGTGATGCGGCATTGGGCCAAAATGCCACCTCGGAACCATGAAAATACTGAATGGTGCTGGATCGCCCGGTTCCTTTAGCGCCTGCCGTGCTGATTTTGTACCGGACATCACGCTTGTTGAACCACAACTCTTTTGCAGAGTCTGCAGCAGTTGATGGCTTTAACAGCGCAGGGCAATGCTCATGGTAGCGCCTTACCATAGTAAACAGGTTGTCGGTCGCTTTCTGTTCGTGCGTCAGTATGCCTACGTTTTTCCCTGTTGCGCCCGTTGCTTTGTAGTACAGCCGCCCTGTTATGTAAGTGCTCGCTCCTTGCTGACGCCCCTTCAGTATCACCATCCGAACATAGCCACGCGCTTTCAGCTGCGCCTCTGCTCGTTCTTCTATGAATTCCTGGGCCTTGTTCAGCTGAAATGGAACAATAGATCCTGATTTTGTAACAATCTTCAGGCACCTGGGCGCATAGATCGGAAACGACTTGCGCAGTTTTGCGATGGCCAGGACAGCTTCTGAGTGCATCAGATCCCCTCTGCCAGCTTGATAGCCTCTTGCTGAATGTCATCGACGCTTCTTTCGTCTTTCTTCTCATCCATTTGCCAGACCCGTCGGGTGTCAGCAATTGTCTTGCTTATAAATTCCTGCAGCGTTTTCCCACAGAAGATGGCCTGCTGTAACATCAGTTTTTCGCTAATATCTATATGCTCAACCATTGCCGCAATGCGCCTATCCTCGTCTGTCTCCCTGGCCAGCAATGCCTGCATTGTATTTATCTGGTCGAGACTGCGCCGCAGGATAGACTTCTGCCGCAGCAAGATTCCCAGCTGCTCATTTGCCGCTTCATCCACCGCCCTGTCTTCATCAATTAACCCATTTACCGATTCCGGGCTTAACTCGCTGAGAGATTTTCGCCTGACGGCACAGCGAACACGGGCTGACAGATCACGCTCCCACCCGTAACGGGTTATCCAGCCTGAGAGGGTGTTTCTTTTAATGTCCAGCCTGTCGCAAATTTCCTTCGGCCCACAGACCCCGGCGCGATACATTTCCCCGGCCTTGGCTATTTTTTCCTTGTTTGTATTCTTTTGGCCAACCTTACGACCAGGTTTTTTTTTGCTTTTAGGCTTCAACTCTTCAGCCATAACCATCCCCGTGCTTAATGCAATTGCGATTCGACCCTGTTATGTATCCAGCCGTAAGCGAAGGATTCGTTTTCCTTTCTCGCTTCTGACAGCTCGATATACCGAACACACTGCAGGCTATTCAGTGTAAACAGCAGAACACGCTCTCCTCCCTGCGATGCCTTTGCTTTCAGATACGATTCCAGCGCACTAATAGATTTGTCACCGATCCCGCCATCTACAACAACATCCGGCCAGAGTGATCCGTTGTTATTGAATGCATTGAGCGCTCTCTGCAGGAATTTCCCGGCAGTTGACGGCCCCATGTTCACACCTGTATCAACCAGCTCTGCGGCAATGTCCTGTGATAACCTCATTACCCTGTCAAATCCTGGCGCAACCACATACCGCTGAAAATAGATTTTCTTTGCAGTATCCAGTGGCAAATCACGCATATCCCCAGAATATCCGCTTGCCCTTGCAACAGATTCGGTTATTCCATACTTGGTTTTCCCGCCAAGATCGTTCCGATTGTCGCTGTAGCCGCCTTCGGCCTTAATGATGTCGTCAATAATGTCACTGATCGTTTTCATCTTGCCGCCCCCATCAATGCCTGGTCTTTGTTATAACTGCTGCGACTTGTGCCAATCCAGTAAGAAACGGCCCCGGTAAACAACCCGGCGATCTGCCCAAGCAGATAAACAGCCATATCCTTGTTTTCTGTCGGGACGGTTTTTGTCAGCAAAAAATATCCCATCACACATACCATTGCCCCGAGACAAACAGTTATCGCCGAAGGCATCCAATGGCCAGCATGCGCGGCCCTTGCGTTCTGAATATCCGACAACTCGGCCTGCAGTGTTACCAGCTGCCATTCGCGAATATGATCGCGCTCGTCTATTTCTAACTGCTTTATTTTTGCCAGGGTTTCAGGATCTGCATTTATCTGGGCCAGTATTGCTTCTGGATCATTTTTCGTCCCCAGGGCTGACGCAATCAGCGCACCAGCCATTCCTCCCGCCGGTCCGCACAAAACGCCCCCTATTACTGGAGCGCTATCAGCAAGTGCTTTTCCTAGACTGGCCCAATCTACGGTCATTGTTTTATGCCTATTGCGGCCAGTATCGCACCGCCAACACCTGTTAAAACAGCGCAAATCGCCCATACAATCAAAGTACGCATTTCGAGCAATCCTGGCATTTTCTGCTCGATGATAGAAACGCGCTTTTCGACATTTTCAATTGCAACAAATGACCTATTTATCGCTCTCGATGTTTCGTTGTGCTTTTCTTCCAGCCTCACAATGGCTTGCAGATTTTCCGTGACGGCCTGCAGACTATTGCGTATCTCGACAATAACCTGCTTGAGATCCTCAAAGTCTCGCTCAAGAACAGCAACTCTCACGGCAATTTTCTCATCATGGTCTGGCACCGATCCCCCTAACGCAACTCCTGCGTATTAAATAATCATCAGCCCAAGTCTCTGCATCGCCACCTCTGACGTATCGCCTGATACATCCGCCATCGCGAGTAGCTGCTGCGCCTCAGCCATCGGGATACCCGCTCCAGCAGCAAGCGTAGCGGCATCATCGAGCATTGCAGCCAGCTCAACGCGAACGGGGCCGGAGTTGATCCAGTGTGTAGCGGGTGCAGCACCAGTCGCAGACAATCCTGTTGACCACATGCCCGCATGCGTCGGCCCGGCAAGCTGCACAACCAGCGCACGGCACATGTCGCGGATTGCATCCGGCACAACAACACAGCGGTAAACAGTCTGGATCTCGTCGCCTGCTCGGATGTTGTTTGGCGTCAGTGGCGCTGGCACAACATACTGCTGCAACGACTCGTGCAGATCGGTTGTGCAGTCGTACAAATTGCACTCTATGCCGTTTGATCCCGGCAACACAGGCCCCCAGCCGTTGCCGTTTGCCATGTCGTTGTAGTCGGACAACTGATAACCGGCTGTTGTCAGCGCGTCGATTGCAGTCTGTAAGTCAGGGAAAAGCAAATAGATCGTACTCATTGCGTCAGCCCGTTAATTTGTGCTTGTGTCAGTGCTTGCGTTATCAGTTTTGCGTTGAAGATGAAGCCGTTGTACTGAATCGTGTTGTTATATGCGGCACCGATATGCAGAAACAAAAGACCTGCCGGCATTGTTGCAGAAGTGTCTGGCGTGCCAGCTACGCCTGCGGTCGCCACCATTATGCTATTCGTAGCAAACGAGCCTGCATACTTCTTGCGTGTCAAACCTAGCGCATCCCCAGACGCATTACCCTGTGATACAGAGTTAGTTGTCATTGCCGCGAGTGACGATATTCCTCCTGCCGCATAGACCAGCACTCTATCAACTGCGCTTCCACTGGATAGTTCCACAGGTTCCGTGCTTGCAGCCAGCGTCGTATCCATACGCTGATCAACCGCTAGCGTATAACCTGCGCTACTGAAGCCAGTGATGTTCGCGTTTGCAGCAGATTCTAGTGTTGATGTTGTCGGTTTGTACGTTGTAGCTACTGATCCTGGTTCGATCTGTGCGCCCCAGAAGTAATAGGTACTACCGTTTGAGCTTGTATTGCCTACATGCGCTACATATAAGCGAAGTGTATCACCT